TCGCCATTTAACATTCTGTAAACTCCTAAATATTTTATGCAAAGATCTCGTAACTCAACCCATCGTCCCTGCGCCACCCAAGATTCTCCATAAGACACGCGTCTTCTTCCGATAGCCTGATCGAGCAGCTTGCCCCAAAACTTTTCGTCACTAATTGTAGTCCGGCTCGCAATCCGAATCTCGGGTGAAGCGGTTCTCGTACCTGTCCTCGTCAGACTCCCCCTCCCCATCACACTGATCGCAGGGACCCCCCCAGTAGCATCCTGGGTAGCCGCAGGGCTCCCACCCAGCAGGCTTTTTCGCTCCTGAGCCGCCCACGATTGCAATGGCCTCCTCGTACTTTGCCTCCTGGATCACCCAAAGTTTTTTACTCTTGTCCCACTGCGCACCAATACCCTTAAGCCGCATACGCACGGGGTAGGTATTACCCCGAATCTCTCTCATGGTCATATATGTCCCCATCTCAATTGTTTGCCACTGCACATTTCGCCATTAGGCCCCAAGAACCTCACAAAGACTGTGCCTGGATAGCGGCCAAGGCTAGTGATATAGCCGTGCTCTCCAGCCTTGTGCGGGTCGATGAACGTGACCGCACTCCCTAAATCCTTTGGCAATACACGTCGGTTCTCAATGTAAACTGTAGCCTCTGCTGGCTTAAGAGCGTCGCCTATCAAACTCTCTCCTCCGGATCCAGTGCATCCGAAATAGCGAAGAGTCCGTTATTAGTGTTTAGCGCATCCGCAATAGCCCAAAGCGCCTCTGTCCGGAAAAAAGCATGCTCGTCTCGACAGTCCCCGTCCTCAACCCTTTGCTTTGCCTCCATCAACTGCATCTCTAATTTCAAAACTTCAAACTTGTGTTCAAGACTCAGACCCTCGAAATTTTCACCAAGCATCTCGCAAATTGTTCCGCCATTGCCGCGCAATAGCGGTACAGTGATGCCTCGTGGAAGCTGCTCTTTGTTTCTAATTCCCATGATTCTTCTCCCTTTGATTAAAAGTAAAACAACGTAACATGCTGGCAGCCAGCCGCTACCGCTGTTACCTCATATTGTTAAAGCCCTGAACCTGTTCCATAACATGCCTGGCGTCGGTGTCGGACAGTGTTCCCAGTATCTTTATAATATCCAGATAAGCCACCTGCTTCTCCGAGAAAGAAAGGCCACGGCTTTTTATGACCATGCCTGTTGCTGCCTGCACTACTGGGGGCCTTACCTCTGCTCTTTGTACGACAACGGCCGTCTCTTCCACCTTCTTCTCCTCCACTCTTTTGATCTCCACTGCAGGCCTCGTAGCACGTTCGTACTCATCAATACCCTTTTGGATCCTCTTGTATTTGATCCCCACGAGATCCAGAGCATCTCTTAAGCCAAACAGCTTCTCGATGTCATCTGCCTTTCGTATCGCCGTAACCAGTGCCATGAAGTCCGGCTCCCTCTCATCTATCTCTGTCATGATGTCAGAGATAGTAAGTTGCAGATCTGTGCCGCTGTGCTTTGTACAGCATTCCAGCACGCGCTGATAGATCGTTGTCTTTTTTTTACTTATCAAGCAGCTCTCCTTTATGGCGTTATCGCTCTGTAAATCCTCTGCCACAGTATTTACGAGTGGCGCATCCTCTGCGTTTTTTCTTGCGTGTGCCTTTCTGACGATAACTTTGATGTGCTTGGATAGCCTTCTGTCCACGGTGTGGCCGCGCGGAATCGTAATGTCTGCATCGCCGTTGTTGTAAATTGCATGTTTTGCACCTTGTCGGTGCAGGCTGAACCCGTGCTGCTGCAGATACTTGTGCATTTCAAAAAAGCGCATGAGGCCCCAGCAATTCTGGCTGCATGTGGATAAGCAGCGTCTCCCCGCGGCCGGGATAGTTCGCCACAGATATCCCTCCGTGAGGCACACCAAAGACTTTGATGCACGCCTTTTGGAGCGAATACGGTACGGTCATACTCACTGGGGCTGTTGACCGGTCCGCCAGTGAAAAGCCCACTACCGGCTGCAGTTTTCCGTCGAACATTTCTCGCTTGTAGGTGACCAGCCAGCCGCCGACAAAGCCACCAACGCCTGGGACTTCTTCTGCTAGCTGGATCCCGCAGGAGCTTTTGAATCCAAAAAAGAGAGCCGTGGCTTCGGCCTCAAGTATCGGGTCTTCTTTGCTTGGGTCTTCGTCCATTTTTAGTCCTTTCGTGTATGAGTGTGAAATCAGAGATGTAGCCCCTACGAACCTTTTCGACGCCAAGCACCGTCAGCTCAAAAAAGCGTTCAATCTCCTGGATGACCTTTAGATCATAGTTTTCCTCGCCTGCAAATAAGAACTCCGTCGGCACCCATCCTAACGCGGTGCCGGCGTCGCAGTGCCAGAGGACGCCGCTGCGGAGTTGAAACTGAAGCCGGGGATTGATTGCTAGGGTGAGAGTTGCTGGCATGGCAGCGTCCTGACAAAAAATTGGTTATGGTTAGATACAAACTCTAACCTAAAACCTTATACCTTAGATCTGGGGGATTCCTCTTGGCTCTACATCTTTGTACTGGTCGATCGTACCGGCCACGACGCACGCATATGCGCCAGGGTACCTCCCGTGGATCTCCGCCTGTATATCATCGCGGAAATAGCCAGCGACAACGCACTCGATGCAGATCTCACCTTTCACGACCGCGCTCTTGACCCAATACGGATTCTTGCCATGAATCCCGCAGATGTTAACTTTGTCCTTGTCACCGCTTCTCATTGAGGGTCTCCTCTGCAAGGTTCTTCTGGTCTTCGCGTCTTTTTAGACGGGCAGCTTTTCTTCTGACAGCCAAGACTTCTTTGTTCCGCTCCCTATACTTCTTGCTATACCCGGCGGACTTGCGGGCCATAGTCTCCTTGTTCCGCCTGTAGTACTCCTTGCTGTACGCAATTTTCCTCTCCTTATTCTTTTGGTAGTACGCGCGCTGGTAGGCAGCTAGAACCTCTTTGTTCTTCTCATTATAGGCCTCCCGATCTGCAGCCGCTGTGTCTTTATGCTTTTCCTTGTACGTCTGATCCCAAACGCGCCTTTTCTCTTTTGTCATGTGCTTCCTTATCCCGCCTCAATTTCTGAGTGGCCATTAGCCGATCTTTGTTTTTCTTGTAATACTCTTTTTGGTATTCGGTTCTTCTCTCTGCGGAACCCTCGCGCCGTGCAGCTATCTCTTCCCTGTTCGTCTTGCAGTGTCTACTCCTTGTCCGGATGTGGTCCTTGTTTTCTTCGTTATACGTCTTTGTCTTAACGGCTTTACTAACTCGGTGCTTTCGGCCGTACTCTCTGCTTTGAGCGCAGAGCCGCTCCCTGTTGGCAAGGTAGTATGCCCTTGCTTTCTTTCTGACCTCAGCCTTCGTCCTCTCATAGCGAGCCTTTCTTTTAGCGGCTATGGCTTCGATGCTCACGTCAACCCCACTTAAGTAAATTATTCCAGGCGCTGTAAATACCATTAGCAGTAATTTACGATGACTTCAGCAGAAATTTGCGGTGGTTAGAGATCTCCAAGCGCCTTGATGCGCTTGGAGAAACCATGAACCCGCGCGATGCCTCCCAGGACCACTAGGAGTAACCGCCGCCGACGTCGACGGCATCAATGGTGTACCGACGACTTTTACCGGCATAGATATCGGACATCAGCTTTGCATAATGCAAAGAGTGGAAGAAGTCGTCCGGATCCGAGGGCCGGTGGTCGTACTTCACCTCGCGCCGATACTCGATGTATTCGGTGTAGATGCCGAGAATGTCCCTGGCAAAGTACTCGAAGTCTTTCCATCTCGGGAATTCTACGAGCCCGTGCTTGATGTCAAAGAAGAGCTCGGATAGCATAAAGTTTCTCTGCAGATGGAACCGCTGCCCGAGCGAGTCCCACTTGAGCCGTTGTTTGAGCTTAGGCAGGTACTGAAATTGGGCGACCCGGCTGACGCCGAGCATACGGACGAGCACGTTGTTCACACCCCAGCCATGGCCCCAGTCTACGCCTGTCACCTTGACACCCAGGAGGTTTGTGACCCTGGCAATGTCCCGAACGACGAAGTCAGGGTCAATATCGCGCCCCTCGTATTTCCGAATGTAGAGGACCTTCCACTTCTTCTGATTCACATACCCGCCAATTGTATGCACCGTGTAGGACGCGTTCCTGACCTTTCCAGAGGGGCTTTTCTCGGCGCCATCGTTTCCCTCACCCCAATCGACCCCGCCCGTCAGAGCGTATCTTCCGGCATCGTGGATGGCATGCTCGGTTCCGGCCTGGGTTCTCAGGTCCCAAAGTCCGTAGTCACCGCAGACCTCCATCAGCTCGTCGCGCGTTATTGGCTTACTCGCGCTATCAAAGGATAGGCCCAGGACTTCGTTGTTAAATTGGCCGAATGGGTAGTTGTCCCGCTTCCAGAGCAGCTTCTGCCATTGGGCGTCGATGCCCGTGATCCAGGGCACCATGAGCTGGGGTATGCGGTATCCCTGAATGGCTTGACCCTTCTGAAAGGAGACCCACTGCCCTAGTGGCGGGTGAATCGGTTTTGCGCAACGCTTGCAGACCGGACCTGGTGGCAGCTTGTAGGCGGTGTAGAGCTCCGTGGGGGCGACGTTAGTCTCGTCCAGGAAGTTCCACTTCCCGCAGCTCTGGCAAGGCACCATCCACTCGTTCTGGGTTGTCGAGGCCCAGTAGAGCTCGATCGGGTTGTCGTGGGACTTGGGAGTTCCGGCCATCAGGTTGGAAGCATCCGGAAAGTGGGAGGTACACTCCATGATAACGGGGATCTCTGTCGTCAGAAAGTCCTGAACCTCGTCCAAAGCCAACACCCGGGCTGAAATCCCGCGAGTTCTATCCGCAGACCTGAATGCTGACCGAAGGAAGATGTAGCTGCCGTTGGTGAAACCCTTCTCGAACACCTGCGTAGAGACAGAGCTATCCTGGAAGTACTTCTTAATGTAGGGGCTGCGCTCTATGGATGGTCTGAGCTTCTCGTTGCTGAACTGCCTCGTCTGGGTGTGGGACGGGGAGACATAGAGGCTCTTGTTGTACGGGGTGACGACAGAGGTGATCGTCAGGTTGTTAGCGAGGTACGTTGTCTTCTCCACCTGACGCGCCGTTTTGAGCAGGACCCGCTTGTGGTTCGAGTCGTAGAGAGGCCGCAGGTAACCTCTTCCGGTGAAGTCGAATTTGGCGCCATCCAAGAAAATGAGGTTTCTGACGAAGTCCGACTTTTTGGCCTTGAAGATTTCCCGCAGAGTTCCGTTCTTATTGACTGCCCTTGTGACGCATGCGACTGATTTTTCGTCTGGTAGCGCCGGACTGTCGTGGTAGGCCGCCTCTTCGTCCTCTTCTTCGCCCTCGGTGGTACAGTTTGAAATCTCACTTTTCACAGTGCCTCTCCTAATTTATTTACTATTACAATACGTTACCGTCTACGCCAAAATAATTGTTACAAATTGTTTTTTTGACGTTTCATTTCAGTAACAGCTGAACACCTTTGGTACCATGGGTTTGCAGGCAAATGTTACAAGTTACAGAGAATTGTGAAAATCAGAGACATGTATACGAAAAAAACACGCTTCTCGTGGTGTCGCTATGGCACATGGGCAGATGAGAAGAAATATTTTTCTCGTATATGAGACTAGTTTTCGCTGTAACAATTGTAAAAATG